GCACACCATTTAGCGGCAATGTAACAACAGAAACCAATCTAACAAATAAAGGCAGCCTAACCACTGCAAGCCTTTACAACCAAGGCACGGGCACAGGGCAAGGGCAAATAGCCTACAGCGATGCTCTGGTCACACAAGGCGAAGCAGCCCGCGAATTAAATGCTAGACGTACAGCAATTACAGACTACATTAAACTACGTCTAGCAGACGGTATAGTAGACGTTGAACTAGATAAAGAACACTACGATCTAGCAATAAGATCGGCGTTGGTAAAATATCGTCAACGTGCCAGCAACAGCCAAGAAGAAAGCTACGCATTTTTAGACCTACTACCGGAAACACAAGAATACATACTGCCCAAAGAAATTATGGCAGTACGCTACATTTATCGCCGTGGTATTGGTTCAGTAACAGGAACTACTGCAAGCCAGTTTGAACCATTTGCAAGCGGATACTTGAACACTTACATGTTGGTTGCCGGGCGTGTGGGCGGTTTAGTCAATTACGAATTGTTTACACAGTATCAAGAGTTGGCCATGCGTATGTTTGGTGGGCATATGAATTTTACATTCAATCCAGTGACTAAAAAGCTGACGATTGTGCGTAAAATGCCAAGTCAAGGACCAGGGTTCGGTGAACTGTCAGAAAGCGTATTGCTACATCTGTATAACTATAAGCCTGATATTATGTTGTTAAACGATCATCAGACATTCCCGTGGTTGCAAGAATATGCATACAGTTTTGCCAAACGTATTCTTGGTGAAGCTAGAGAAAAGTTCGCTACTATTGCTGGACCACAAGGCGGCACTACACTAAATGGCGCAGCATTAAAGTCCGAAGCACAAGCTGAGATGGACAAGCTAGAGCAAGAACTAAAAGATTATGTTGACGGATCAATGCCGTTGACTTGGGTAATTGGATAATGAAAATAAATGAAATAATAACAGAGTCGTTGACTGTAAAGACGCACGGTAAACCTGGCAAGGTCCGTGCTGATGTTGATGCGACTCTGCCAGGTGTGTTTGTACAACGTAATCTGCGTAACACAGATCCGTATATGCAGTATCGTTACGGAATGGCTGTTGCGGCCGCCCGTGCTATTAAAAATGGTGATTTACAGCCTGAACAGTATGATCAAGAATCAGCATTTGCTGAAAATCTAACTCAAGTATTGTTCGCTCCCGAAGACGAAGAAACTATCATGTTGGCAAGCGAACTGATGGGCGTGACTCCTACCAGGATCGCCGACAATGCCAGTCGTGAGCCCAAAGGCACACAAAAAAACAGCCCAGTTGCTGTAAAGAAAAAGAACAAATACGGGGTGTAACTATGAAAATTAACGAAGTTATTGTCGAAACTACAGTGGGCAAATTGAGTAAGCGACAACAACAAGCAACACGTGGTTTGAACAAGTTTACAGATGGAGATCGCTGGAACGGTGATTATACACTGTATCGTTTGGGACTAGCAGTTGCCAGCACAGATGGCAAAACTGTTCCTGACACAGACAAAGAATCTTGGGTAGGTAAATGGAAAGTGGCAGCACCGTATAGTCAAGCAGATCAAGACATGTTAGAAAAAGCATATCAAGCAGTAGGCGCCAACTATGAAGACGTTAATAAAGGCGATATGCGTAGCCAAGAACTTGAAAGCACACACAAAGCAAGTCCAGTGGCAGCAAAGAAAAAAAACAAATACGGTGTATAAATAAGAATGTAGTTCGCGGAATTGGCGTTCCCAACTACTCTAACGCTTTGAAGGAGCATCAGCATGTGTATTTACACACAATCACATCCACCCAGCGGATATTACGTTTATATCTATCTACGCAAAAATAGTCTCATACCGTACTACATAGGCAAAGGATTTCATAATCGAGCATGGCGTAAAGAACATTCTGTGATGGTTCCTGAATCAAACGATAGAATTATAATAGCCGAATCAAATTTAACAGAAATTGGAGCGTTTGCACTAGAACGTAGATTAATCAGATGGTATGGTAGAAAGGATCTAGGATTAGGTCCACTACGGAATTTAACCGACGGTGGGGAAGGCGCAACAGGACCAAAATCGTTCAGATGGAAAGAAAGTGCTTCAAAAAATAGAACTGGATCTGGTAATAGCTTCTATGGTAAAACACATTCTGAAGAAACTCGCAATCGTTGGAAAGTTGATCCACGCCGTATTAAAAAAGGCAAAGAAAATGGTTTTTACGGAAAGCAACATTCGGCAGAACAGAGAGAAAGAAAACGTCAAGAAAAACTCAATTCTACTAGACAAACATGCCCTTATTGTAGTAAAATTGTTGATCCAATGAACTATGCACGATGGCATGGTGATAAATGCAAACAAAGAAAAATATGATTATAGGAATTTGTGGTTTTATCTCCTCAGGTAAAGATACAGCAGCAAACTACTTGGTAGGGTGGCACGGATTTAGACGTGACAGTTTTGCTGGTGCACTCAAAGATGCAGTAGCACAGGTTTTTGGCTGGGATAGGGAACTGCTAGAAGGATTGACCCCCGAAGCCAGACATTGGCGTGAACAAGTGGATCCTTGGTGGGCTAAACGACTAGATATGCCCACACTAACTCCACGTTGGGTGTTACAGTACTGGGGCACAGAAGTGTGTAGAACTGGATTCCATGACGATATCTGGATAGCAGCCTTAGAAAACAGACTGCGTCAACGCACAGGACACACAGTGATCAGCGATGTACGTTTCCCTAACGAAGTAGCAGCTATACGTAATGCAGGTGGGCGTATTGTGTGGATCAAACGTGGCCCAGATCCTGCGTGGTGTAGCACTCTTGTTCAAATACGTCAGAACTCTACCCTAGGTATTTGCACAGACTATATGCAGCAGTTTGGTGTACATGCCAGCGAATGGGCTTGGGTGGGTACTAGATTTGATGCAATCGTTGACAACAACGGTAGCGTAGAACAGCTATACGATAGTCTTAAAAATCTGGTGTAAGTGGGCTTTCACGCCAGGTTGTTTTACTTTCATTTACTTCAATTCTGCAGTTAGCACAAACAGTCTTTAAGTTTATCCAATCGTTGTTCTTTAGATTACCGTCAAGATAAAACACAAACATCTGTGTTAGCTTCTTAGATTTAAAACCGCACTTGTCGCAGATAGGCTTTTTGGTATAACCTGCACGTTGCCATGCCATGGCCTGTGCTTTGCCTCGTTTGCCTTTGCGGGCGCAAGCAGCACATACTTTCCTGTATCTAATCTTGTCACCAGATCTGTAGTTTATAGCTACAGGATTACCATGACAAACAGTACAAAGTGGTCTATCCATACAGCTATTTACCTGCAAACCTTTCGAAAGGCTCCTGTAAGCCACCATTTTGGCCCGTTCCTAATAAATATCATTAACATGTATTGAAAAGGAAAAATACCATGGCACTAGTATCTCCAGGATTACAACTTACAGTTACAGACGAAAGTCAGTACGTACCAGGCGCGGTAGGAACAGTACCCCTGGTTATTTTAGCAACAGCACAAGACAAAGTTATTAACGGCGCAATCGCCAGTGGCACTACAGCAGCAAATGCTGGAGCACTACAAGCGTTTGGCAGTCAACGTGAACTAGCTTCTGCAATGGGTTACCCAGTATTTAAACAAAGTGCTGCTGGTACACCGTTACACGGCAACGAACAAAACGAATATGGACTAATGGCAGCATACAGTGCTATGGGTCTAGGCAATAGAGTTTTTGCGATACGTGCAGACATTGACTTAGATCAACTAAACTCTACAGCAGTACGTCCAATTGGCGCAGTGGCCAATGGTATTTACTGGTTTGATCTAGCAAACAGCACATTTGGTATTAACGAATGGGACGCAACAGATGGTACATTTACATTAAAGACTCCTTTACTGTTAACAGACACAGCAGACTTAGTAGTAGGTCCTCCATTTGCTCCAGCAAGCAATATTGGTACTATTGGTTCTTATGCGGTGGTTATCAAGGATGATACCACCAATGGCGCAAGTAATTTTATCTATTATAAAAATGCAAGCAATGCTTGGGTCAAAGTTGGCAGCACAGATTGGCAAAACAGTTTCCCAACAGTTACTGGTACAGTTGCTAGCCCAACATTGGGTGGCGGTACTAAAGAATTAAAAATTAATAATACTGTTGTAACTATTGCTAGTACAACTTTATCTAGCATTGTTAGTGCAATTAATGCCGCTGCTATTACTGGTGTTACTGCGTCAGGTGCAACAACCTATTTAGAAATTTTTGTTACCAGTGCGGCAAGAAGCGATGGCACCAACGTTGATGGTAAACTGAGTATTACCAACAATACCGGCTCAATTGATGTACTTTCAGCAGTTGGTATTGCATCTAGAGCCATTGATAGCGACGAAGAATACGCTGCTCCAATCTTAACTTATGGATCATATGTACAAATTCCAAGTTGGAGAAGTACAGACACAACACCACGTCCAACCGGTTCGGTATTCTTGAAAACCAGCGCAATTGGCAACGGTGCAAGTCTATCAATGAAAGTGTATAGTGCAACAGCAGACACATTTACCACATTGGCAGCACCTATATATGCTAGCGAAGAAGCAGCATTGTATGGTTTAGATGTTTCTGCAGGTGGCAATGGAATCAGCGCCGGATCGTTGTTTGTCGAGCAAGATGTCAAAGAAGATAATACTGCTACATTAAAATTCTTTGTACGTAGTACACAAGGTGCAGTAAGCATTACTGGTACAACACCAACATCAACACCTTCATTCACTAACGGACATCAGTTCTTGATGAAAGTGTCACAGCCAGGTAATCCAGCAACAACTACCTATACCTGTACACTAGGTGGCACAACCAGTGCAGCATTTGTCGCATCTATTCTAGCACAGAACATTCCTAATGTCAGCGCAAGAATTGAAACCAGTGGTGCAATTACTATTATTCATAGAGCCGGCGGCGTAATTTATCTAAGCAATGTAAGCTCAGGCACTGCACTAGCAACTGCTGGTTTTACAACAGGCACCACTGGTGTACGTCGTAAAGTTCCGGGTGGTAGCGAATTGGTATTAAGTAACTTTGCAGAATTAACCTACACATACAGCACAACAGAACCATACGAAGCACCAGCGGATGGTACATTATGGTATTATGGTAATCCGCTAGATGTAGATATCATGATTTGCGAAACAACCGGATGGAAAGGTTATCGTAACGTAAGCAGCGATGCACGTGGATTTAACCTACAAAATACCAATCCAACTGGTCCAATCTTGGCAGCTAGTGAGCCAACATTACAACTTGACGGTACTGCTCTAGTTCCTGGAGATTTATGGATTGATACAGGCGATTTAGAAAACTTCCCAAAAATTTATCGTCGCAACGATTCAAGCGCATGGGTAGCTATTGATAACGCCGACGGAATTACACAGAACGGTATTGTGTTTGCTGATGCACGTTGGGACAGTGATGGTACTACAGATCCAATCACAGGTGATTTCCCTGATATCGCAGCATTACAGGAAAGTAACTATACTGACTTAGACGCACCAAGCTATCAGTTATATCCACGTGGTACACTGTTGTTCAACACACGTCGTAGTGGTTACAATGTCAAGCGTTATGTGAGTAACTTGTTTACAGCAACCAACTATCCAGATGATACATTACCTGATATAGCAGCTACTTGGGTAACAGCCAGTGGTAACAAGAACGACGGTAGCCCGTACATGGGTCGTCAATCACAACGTCGTATGGTAGTTACAGCAATGCGTGGCGCTATTAGTGCAAGTACAGAAATACGTGAAGAACGTTTTGCATTTACTTTAATCACAGCACCTGGATATCCTGAACTAATCAGCGACATGGTTAGCCTAAACAACGATCGTCGTAACACAGCGTTTGTTATTGGTGATACACCAATGAACTTGCCAGCTAACATTGTACAGTTAACCAACTATAGTAACGGTATTGCTGGCACATACGGCGATGGTATCACAACAGCAGATCCATATTTGGCTGTGTTCTATCCAGCTTGTGCTACTACAGATGTACAAGGCAACGAAATTGTTATGCCAGCAAGTCACATGGCATTGCGTACATTTATCCGTAGCGATAATGTGAGCTTCCAGTGGTTCGCACCAGCAGGTACACGTCGTGGTTTAATTGACAATGCAACCAATCTTGGATATTTAAGCGTATCGGGTACAACAACAGAGTTTATACAAACTGGTGTTAATCAAAGTTTGCGTGATACAATGTATCCAATTAACATTAATCCAATGACAGTATTACCAGGTGTTGGTTTGGTATGTTTTGGACAGAAAACACGTAACCCAACAGCAAGCAGCTTGGATCGTATCAATGTAGCACGTCTAGTTAACTACATTCGTACAATTCTTGCTAACGTTGGTAACGGATTCTTGTTTGAACCAAACGACAAGATCACACGTGATCAGTTGAAGCAAATCATTGAAGGCGCAATGAATGACCTAGTTGCTAAACGCGGTATCTATGACTACCTAGTAGTTTGTGATACATCAAACAACACACCAGATCGTATTGCAAGAAACGAACTATATGTTGATATTGCAATTGAGCCAATGAAGGATGTTGAGTTTATTTACATTCCAATTCGCTTGAAGAACCCAGGTGACATTGCCGCAGGAGTTTAATAAAGTAGGAGTTTAACTGAGGGCCTGAGGCCCTCAGTTGACCCAAAAGGATGATAAATAATAGTAACAGGAGAACATAATGTCAGTTGCATCGTTAACAAAATTTACAGTACCATTGGCAAGCAATCAAAGTGCTAGTAGCCAAGGTCTTTTAATGCCTAAACTAAAGTATCGCTTCCGTGCGAGCTTTGAAGGTTTTGGTGTTAGCTCAGACCGCGTAGAACTAACAAAACAAGTTATGGACATCAAACGTCCATCAGTAAACTTCAATCCAATTACTATTGATGTTTATAACAGCAAGGTGTATTTACAAGGTAAGCCAGAATGGCAAGAAACAAGCATCAACTTCCGTGATGATGCAGGTGGTAATGTTGCTAGATTAATTGGCGAACAATTACAGAAACAGTTCGACTTCTTAGAGCAAGCTAGTGCGGTATCTGGTGCAGATTACAAGTTTGTACTACGTTATGAAGTGTTAGATGGCGGCAATGGCGCAGCTACACCAAACGTATTAGAAGAATGGCAATTATACGGTTGCTTTATTAGCTCAGTTGATTATCAAGACTTGAATTATGCAACAAACGATCATGCCACTATTGCATTAACAATTAGATATGATAACGCAATCCAAACACCAACTGGTTCTTCAGGAGGTTCTGCTATGGCAGCAGGTGTAGGCAATATACTTGGATTTTAATATCTAAACACAGTGTCAAAGCCCGGATTAAATCCGGGTTTTTTTACGGCTAAATAATATTATGAGCACAGCAAATAATATGGCGTTAACGCCAGTTTTAAAAGGTGGAGCAGGTGATGTATTTGATTACGCACATGCCAGTAAGTTATTCGTTGGCGATAATTACAAGCTAGCACCAAAATATGCTTTCTTGTATCACGTTCGATTTGAACCAGATAAAACTCTATCGTATATTCAAGATAATCAACCCTTATTGGAAACAGGTATGTTAGTTAAGTCGGTAACTTTACCAAAGTTTACCGTAGATACAAAAACTATGAATGCTTACAATAGATCAAATATTGTACAAACAAAATTAAAATATGATCCAGTAACAATTACGTTTCATGATGACAGCTACGGAGTAGTAATAGATTTTTGGCGCGACTATTATACCTATTATTACAGAGATAGCGACTATGCTAGTAACGCTGATGACGATCCTACAGCATACCATCAAGATCACAAATACACAGTTAATCCAGAACTAAGACAGAAATCATGGGGATACACATTACGTGCCTATGCTAACAACAAACAATTATTAAAAAATATTAGATTGTACAGTATGAGTCAAGGCACTTTTACTGAATACATGCTAATTAACCCAATGATCACAAGTTTCCAACACGGAACACATACCGCTGGCGAGAGCTCAACCATGGAACATACCATGACAGTTGCCTATGAGAGTGTGCTATATTTCAATGGTCGAGTTAATGAATCAACAGTTCCAGGTTACTGCGATTTACATTATGATAAACGTCCGAGTCCATTGACTCCGGGCAGATCAAAATACAGCGGTGCATCTGCTACTGGAGCACTAATTAGTAGTAGACCAGGTTCTTCTGGTCCAGGTGGATTGAGTAGACCTCGTGTGTTTGGTTCTCGAGGTGTGCTTGGTCCTGGAGGCGTTCTTGACACAACAGATCAAATTATTGGAGATATTCGCGGCGGCAACTTCAGAGGAGTGTTACAGAAAGGTTACAAGTCTTTTTTAAATAATAAAAATGTAAATTTACGAGATCTTGCCAAAGCCGAAGCAAAGCAAGCGTTGATCAAAGGCATATTAACAGGAACTAATCCGTTTAGTTCAGTAAGTGTACCGGGTATTAGCAACCTTGGAAAAACTGTTGGCAATTCAATCAAAGAAGGTACCGAATGGGCCAAAGACAAGTTTAATATTGGTACAAAGAATAGTGGATTGAGTGGCAAAAATAGTAATCAAGCCAGCTTAGATAAAAAGCCGGTTCAGTATGGTGCAATACCAGGTGTACAATACAATAACGATCCTGGTGCCAATGGAGTCGTGAGTAACGGCTCTAGTGTGGCTAGACCTGGAGGAATAGCATTCAATCAAGATAGACCAGCAGCAAGACCACCATTGGACAAATCATCGGATGTTAACTCAACACCACCTCCTTCAGAAAATGCAGGATACCCTCCTGCTTATTATATGCGCCCGGCTAACAGTCGTCCGGCGCCTGAAAGTAGCAATCAATCAACTACAACTCCTAGTACTAATTCTAATTACAGAATTCCGGGAGTTACATAATGAATCCATCAAATTTAACAGCACCCAGTTATGAGTCCAATGAAACGGTTTCAACTCAACAATTCTTTAATAACTTTTATAACAAATCTTACACAATAAGTC